CCTGGTCTCTGATCTCTCGAGCGATTACCGTTGCCGGGATTTTGTAAGGATGAGCATCGGCGATGCGTTGACGAATATAATCCCGGTATTCATCCAGGAGTGAAGCAACAGCAGGTCGCGGCGTATATTTTGGCGGCTCAGATTTTGCCTGCAAATAACGTTTAACCGTATTGCGGGAGATCCCCAGTTCTCTGGCAATCGCCCGGCTACTCATTCCCTGCTTGTGCAGGATTTTAATTTCCATAACTGTCTCAAAAGTGACCATAAGCTCTCCTGAATCAGGAGAGCAGATTACCCCCTGGATCTGATTTCAGGCGTTGGGTGTGGATCACTATTGCACCGTTCGTGACAGCTGCATAGGAAAGAGGTAGCGGCGTTCTGCTGTACCGGTAATGTCTCGTCCCTGAAATGTCTTCATTACCCCATCCAGATCGTAAACCGGTATCAGTATTCGCATATCGAATATCTGCCCTTTTACCTGATCTGTATACGGATCTACATAAGCGTGCTTGCCTTCGACGCAGTATCGTAGGTCAAAATACTTTGCCATTTCAGGTGATATGTTTCGTTCAACCAGATAGTCTGGAAGACGGCTATCTATAGGAAGCTCGTAATGACGAGGGAGTGCAACTGGCCCCTCTAACTCGACTGTGCTTGCAAGCACTAGCTCTTCTTTCTTTGGTGCCCACCCCTGGGAAAGAAGGGCGTTCTGCACATATTCCTCGAACTGTCGTCGTGATTTGCCGCTGTAGTGCTTGAGGAAGACCAGCTTATTGAACTGAATCTCTTCGGGATGATCACCAGCGAAGCATTTACCGACGCCACTGGTCAGATTGAAATATACCTTCCAGTTGGAGCTGCCGCATACCGGACACTCTTTGATATTCACTTCACGACCGCGAGCACTCACGCCTCCACGTCGATAAACGATACCTTCAGTATCCAACCATTGTTCAAAATCTAATTCGGCAATTAGCTCTTTCAGCTCGCTCACGATAATTCCACTTTTAACAGGCAATATTGTGACTAACCTAAATGTTGATATAACATAAAGGCTCATGTGTTTTTCTTTTGTGGTTTGGCAAAAGAAAAGTTGTTTCACCAATGAATCAAGCGTGGAGGTGTTCTCCACGCTTATTTTTTAGGTAACGTCTAAGATTCGCTCAATGAAGCGCATTTGTTCGAGGTTTTGTTTAACGCGAATGCTGATCCCTCCCTGCTGGTTACGCGAACCAGCAAAGTAGAGACGAGCCTCTCCTTTCGCTTCTTCTTCTTCGGTTTTGTTGATCGTTATTACCAGGTCAGCAATACGTACTTTTTCGATGTTGTCGGCAGCGTGCATCATTGTGGCAACTTCTGACGCGCCACCTTCACGGTTTGTTTGCGACGCCGTGATACCAGCAACGTTATGCTTGTCATAAAGAGCACGTAAATCGGTGTAGATACTACGAATGTTGGCGCGATCATCACGAAGGTCATAACTGGCACGCATCAAATCTGCGTAGTCGACAACAACCATGTCAGGCACCATGCCATTGGCTTTCATACTGTTAAGCATACGGTCCAGATCTGCCGGTGACATACTTCCTGACGGACGCTCAACAACCCACAAACTACCAATACCCTTCGTAGCTCCCAACTCTGCCAACTTGCGATGAACTTCATCGCGCCGTTCCACCAGCTTGGACATTTCCGTCTCCGACAATCTTGCATCAAAACGGTCGGATAAAATGGTGGTGTGAACCTCCAGCGAGAGATACAGAACATTGTAGCCAGCAAGTGTTGCGTTTATGGAAAACTCACCCATTGCGGTCGATTTACCGGATTTAGCGAACCCCATGAAGAGCACCATTTCGCGCTTTGCCCAGCCTTTTTGGTACAGCAATCTATCAAGCAGAGGGAGTCCAGTTGTAATGCTGTTTGGCACATACTCCTCTGAAGCCTCATATTCACGCGCTTTCAATCGCTCACTTGCGGAGGTGTAGTAGTCATAGATTCCGGTCGCTTCGTTCGAGCCTATCTGCTGAACCTTGGCCATGATTGCCATCGCCCCCTGAAAGTCGCCCTTCTCTTTCAGTTCAGCAGCTTTAATCAGAGCATCATCAAACGCTACACTTTTTGCGAATGTGGATACCTGGTCAACCATGTACGAGGTATCGGACAATTTTTCTGCAAGAATGCGCTTAAACGCAGCAACAACATCGGCGAATAGTTCCTCACGGATAGTCTTATCGCGTTTCGCACGCTTAAGCATATCCAGAATTGCAGATGAAGAGGGCGCGCTCTTGTACATACGGTAATAGCCCGAAACCATATTAACCAATATGGCATTGGCCGCATTGGCAAATTGGCTAGGCACAACCAGATCTCCCGCACGAGTAAGAAACTCGTGATCACGACAAAAATATGCCGTCAGTCTGTTCTGGAAATCTTCATCAAACTCTTCGGACAGCCCGCGTCCTGTATGGCAAAGTTCGGTCATGTGCTTTCCTTTGTTTTTTAAACAAATTGTTTTCTAGTATTAGTTAATTAGATAGGGGATCAATAAACCGCCGTGCTTCTTCCAGTTCTTCTGGAAAGTGGTCGGAAATAAGGCGCTCTGGAACGATTTCCATTAGCCAGATAGCGGAGAAAATTGCGCGTATGCGCTTGCTGCGAGGGATGGTGCGCAAACGCTCCAGAATCCACTCAAAATAGCTTTCCTGGATCGGGTTGAACTGCATGTCTCCTATATGCTTAAAGCTAACCAGAGAGTCATCCAGACGGGTTGTTGCGCGTCTGGCTAATTTCTCTTCAAATATCTCAATCAGTTCTGGCTGCCACAAATGCTGTGGGCGAGGCAGCTTGTCCCACAGACGTCGTGCAGCTGCGGAAAGAACGGTGGAGATAAAGTAGTCGTATGAGCAGCAATAGCGGTCAGCAAACTGGCGTGATTTCCATAGCGACGTTTTATTGGCAGTCGACAACTCCTGATAAGGCAGGCGTTTTAACCCGGTGGTGAACGGAGCTGTTTCAAAGTGTTCGCGACCGTGCGTCAGCATGATATTTGAGTACTGACGTTTGTATGCCTCCGTAAACAGACAGGTGGCCATAAGAGGATGCATGTCGCGGTAATCAAACCACTTCGTATCGAAGAGTTCAGCCTCGTCTTTGCAGCGCGACAAACCAATGTTTTCAGCAACCCACTTATCCATAACAGCGGTATTCCACTCTGTCATGAAGTCGTACTGGTCGTTGTCGATGGTGTCGAAAAAGATTTGGCTCATGTGGCTCACCTGGTAGGTAGTTACTTACTTATCACAATGAGCTGATGATAGCGATTGGTGGCAGTTTTTGGAAGTGGAAACGGAAGGGAGTTGTTCTGGTGGGTATCTTTTGAAAGACCTGCTTCCGTATATTTAATAAGTTACTTATTATTTATATACAGAAACAGGTCATGAATACTTAATTATTAAGCAATCTGCTCACACGTAGTTTGTTAAGACTTGATCTAGAGGCCAGTTTCGTTAATGCACCTATTGCTTTATTCGTGATTTTTTGCTGTTCTTCTGTTAGTTCTTGCATACTTTTGAATCTGAGCAACCCCTTTCTCACTAAATCCAAAGCATCCTGATTGCGGGATAATATCCACTTTAAATAATCATCTTCAGAGAAACTGTTAAGATATGCTATGTCACTATGATTAAATTTGCCTTCAATTATTTTGTATAAAACATTCTCTAAATTAGTCTCTTCAGGCTTCTTATCCATCAATTTTTTTTGAATTAGCAGACCTAACTTTTCGTTACCAAATATCTCTACATACAAATTCCGAAAAGCAGTATAAGCATCATCTTGGCTAACAAAGGCATCTGCATATGCCTCTATATAACTATCACAATCAATCTCCAATCTATTTAAGATATCAATCAAGCCTATGAAGTGAGCAACAGGTATGTGTGAAAGATTGTCGTTAATTACACATTTTATCTTAGAAATAAACTCAGATTCATTGTCCTTGAATGAGTCACTAAAAATATCCCAAACATTGTTAACCTCACATAAAGCCTTGTGTTCTTTATATTGTTTATTTTTTTCTTCTATTATACCTCGAATATTGCTTTCAGTAGAAAGATAACCATTCTTGAGATAAAAATCTATGTCATCATCGAAAGCAATTTCCGCTCGTTCATAAATAATATCAAGACTATTAATAAATGAATATACAGAATCATCCTTTTTATCATCTAACATGTAATCAAATACATGTATGTTTTTAATTGATTCTTTAAACAAGGCATAATCAACACCTGGAACACCAGAATAGTAAACCACTGAAAACAGAACCAATCTATTGATAAAACTTTCTCTAACCTTATCCTCTGCCAAGCTTAGCTCATTCCTAAGATTAACCAGAGATGTTTTTATTTTATTTAATATACGGATATTTTTAATGCCTAAGTCATTTGCTAAGACTTTTAACAAAAGAAAATCAGAATCAGTTTCATAAAAAACTTTACGTAAGTTCTTCTCAGGCGTAGGATCGTATTTTATTTCGACATCAATTACTTTTTCTCTGTACTCTAAAAACTGTTTTTTTGCAGTTTCATCATGTAAATTATCTTCATTTAAAATTAGAACAACTTTGCAACCTTTTCTTCTTGCTAATTCATCAATTACCCCCATAATTTCTTTAACTTCTAGCGAATTACCTTTTCTTTCAACATCATCAATACAAACCAAATAATTATTAACAAATTTATACTCAAGAGATGACAGCAGGTTATCTGTTTTGAACCCAAAAAAATCGTTCTTTCCGAAATGTATTAAAAATTTTGACAAGGAGTTGTATTTCAACCATCCCCAAAACCCATTTCTATAACGAATCATAGTTCGATCCGTTTCAGATAAAATTAGTTCTTTATATTTCTTTTCATTAATTGGTGTGGCACAATGATAAAGAGTTTTTTTAATATCACCAATAGAGTTAACCCCAAACAAAGAAACATACGAATATGCATTAAAATCTAATCCTTCAGAATGCTTAGTATAAAAACTATTCCAATAATGAGTTTTACCAACGCCCCAATCTCCTTTTATGACGGCAACCCGATGATCTGAAACTAGAAAATTTTTTAGAAATGATTCTATCGATTCCATTAGTATCAATCCTTTAATTCATATATTGGGCGTAACAAACGCCCAATATAATCAACCTTTCTTCATCAACTCTCGTTTAATTTCATCGGTACGCATCGTAACGTCGGCAGCTGTGATCGCCTCGTTAAGCTTCACGATGTCCTCGATTTCCTGCGGTGACTTCTCTGCCAGATGGAAAATGGCTGCTCGAATCACGTCAGAACGAGTGAACTTCTCGAAGCGAGGGATGAACTTCATCATCTCCAGCAGTTCGAAGTATTCGTCTTCCAGTGACATTGTGCGGCTTTTAATTTTCTCTTTGCCACGAGTCGGGCGTCCCTGTGGTCTGACTGGTTGGCGCAAAGGAGTTGTGTTCTTAGCCGGTGCATCAGGCTCTTTGCGCTTTGCTAGGTCACCCATTTTCATGGACATTATTCTTCTTCCTCCAGACTCAACAGATAATCTACAAATTCTTCAAACTCGGCTTCCGCCTTTTTGTCGCGCTCGCTACCGGTCATTTCAAAGATAGAACGACCAGACTCTTCCGCATCATCATAGACGTTGCGGTTATATAGATTGACTGGCGCAGACTCGATGCCAAACGTCTCAACAATCTCTTTAGCCGCCAGAATGCGAGACACTTGTGATGGCAAAGCCGGGCACTGGTTCATGACCGCGCGGACCTTCACTTTATCGTTTACATTGCGAACATTGTCGATAATAGGATCGATGTCACGTAAAGATTTCAAATCACGACGCTTAGGACGCAGCGGGATAATGATAACGTCAGCCATCAGCATCGCTTGTCGCTGAATTTCGGAGTCGAAGCCACCAGCATCTACCACTACAAACTCAGCTCTACCCTGAAGCGATTTTAGGTGCTTAATGATGTCATCCTGAACGTATGCAAAAGGAATCAGCTCAAGGTCTTCGTTCTGTCGACGGTCTTCACACCAGCTTGTTGTCGTGCGCTGAATATCTATATCAGTGATATAAACCTTCTTCTTCTTTTTGACTTTCAGGCAAACGGCAATTTGCTGGGCAACGGTGGATTTGCCAGGCCCGCCCTTTGTGCCGCCAACCACAAAGATCTTGGTCATTGGAGAGTTCCCTTTGCGTATATAATTATCGTCTGAAACAACTTGTTTTCTTATATGTGATATAGCCTAAATGCCTACGGCTGTGGTGTAAAGGTTAAATGGTAGGTGCTGCCTTAGAATTTTTAGGCGAGAATCAATGGCTGTTAACAAAAAAGGCGACCAAAGTCGCCTGATTTTTAATCTTTTAGGTATAAACCTACTGGAGTTCTTGTTTTGCGGGAGATGATAAGTACGATAAATTTCTGAACGTTAACTTGCACTTTGTTTGGGAGCCAAGAGCTTAACTCTGCATCAAGCAACAATCCTCTGTTCCACGGCAAAAATCCGGTTTCTTTCCCCATCCCGTACTCACCTAACACATCCTCGAACGTTTCTGTTTTGGCATTGTATATACGCACATCGCCGGTTCGCATGAGAGGCCCTGCCCAGATCTTAGCACCAGGAATGGTTTGTGTATCGTCGCAGACTAAATGCTCATACCAATGAAGAAGAAAGAGATAGGTACGGTGACACAATCCTCGCTGACGACGCTCTCTGACAGTTTCGACACCGGCTACCTGGTAACATTCGATCTCATTACCGTCTTCAACAAAACTATATTCACGCAGAGCTATCCTACCAGCGATCGTATTTTTGTTTTCGTCCAGAAGCCCGGACTGGAGCACCTCTTTGATAATCTCTTCTTCAGGGGCATCTTCATCCGCTCGATCTAAGATGAATTCGCTCAGGTCGCCTTGGTCGCGCGCACCTACAAGTTCCATAGAGACATACAGGCAAATGTCATCTTCTGGTTCAATGATTTCAATTTCTGAGATTTTATAGAGGGAGGCTTCATTGATAAGAAAGCCAAAACGAACAACACGAGTCTCCCCTTTATGAGGAAACTCGCTTAGATCTTTTGAATATGCGCTATCTAGTGTAGGAGCCATTTTGTAGCAGAATCATCAGCCTTAACCGTGCTGACAATGCTACCATGATTGCGTAAGAAGCGGCGAATAGAATGTTCAATAACCTCCGAAAAAGCCTCGATAAAACGAGACAGCTCAGGGTACTGTTTAGCTGGCTTGACTACAAAACGAACACGACCATTCAGGTAAATTGCTTCAGCTAATGGCTTCACGCTTGCACCAGCGCGCTCAACATCGTCTTTGAAGGTAACGATGAAGCGTGAGTCTTCCGGTTCAATAGCGTCATTATTGAGCTTACGTACTTCAAGCTTGTGCTGATTCAGCACATGAGTCTCGATAATACTCGTGCAATCGCGAATAGTTTGTATAGAACGTTTCTCGTTCAGCATGTGTCCACCTTAGCCGTTAACACAAGTGTCATTGCGGCACCCCTCTCGGGGTTGAAGGCTACGAGGATGCGTAGCCTGTATGTGCCCACTTACGTGGATGCCTAATAAATCTACATCAAATTACTAAATGATTCAACATGAGCTTGAGTGAACAGGCGTGTATATGAGTGAAGATGCCATCTTTAGGATAAAAGGTAAACTGAGACCACTCATCAATCATCGACTCAGTTCAGGTGCCCCCACTCACACAGCCTTTCACCTATCGTATTGTGGATAAGCAACTGTCGCTCCGTTTCCTCAGTCATAAAATCCTCTCTACTCACATAAATAGGATTTGCAGCATCGCAGAATAGCACGCCTGGAGCCTGCGTCTTAATCACGCACCCATTTATCAAACAGCTCGCGATGAACACCAGAGGCATCTTTTTGCCGCACTTCATTAACCGTTTCATTTTTGACATCCACTGTGCTTTGAAGTCGTTTTCTGTCTTCCTGTTTTGCCTTCTCTTCCATTGCTCGTCGCGCCGCATTCCCGCCCATCGTGTAAGCGCCGACAAGAACGAAAAGAACGGCAGCCAGCGTAATCAAAGCAACTTTTAGCTTTGTCATCAGGCTGCCTAGCATATTAGACCATCCCTTTCTGGTGTTTTCTTACCTGCGACCAGGCAATGAATCCTGCCACAACAATAGTGGCAATACCGAAGATGATGCGTACTGTATCCCCGCTAGAGATATGACCTTGTGCTTTATCCATAGCAGCGGAAACCTGCGGCATAACATCGGCCAGCTGCGCCAGACCAATACCTGCTGTAACAGTTGCGCCTGCGGTTTCTTTAGTTACAGGAACAGCCTTCACGGTTTTCACCGGCTTAACAACGCCAGCTCGACGCAGACCTTCCTCAATAACTTCTGCCGCATACCAGGTGTTCAGCGTTTTTAGCGGGCCTCGGCCATTCTCGTGGCGAATGATTGCCTCAACCAAAGGTCGAAGGATGTCGTAATCATGCAGATCGATGATCATGTCTGCGGTTACACCAACGGCTTTAGACACCTCATTAATGTAGGCGTCAGTATTGTTTTCATTCGGCGGTGCCCAACGTTCAATAACTTCACGAATGGTATCGATACTTGAGCCGTCTTTTGCGCGACGTTTGTCGTGGTAGGTAATTAGAGTCACCGCCAGCGCACGAATCCCCCAAACAGGGTCTTTAAACGTGCAAAAGCGCGGTTCGTCTGGATTCGCAACCAGACCTTGCCACGGTGATCCTTTATCAAGATTACCGGGGTTATTATTACGAATGCCTCTCGGAGTCTTCATCCTTGATCTCCTGTTATTGCAGTCCACTTTTTACGCCATACGCGGCTAACCCCAAAAGCAGTGCGGTAATAATGAACGACGTTATTTTAGAAACAATGCCGCCAAAGAACCCACTTGAGATGGAATCTAACCGGTTAAGGAGTTTGTCCAGATTGGAGTGTTGAATACTATGTTGCGCCGGGGTCATATCACCAAAGTAGGTTTTCAGCTGATCATTGACCTCCTGGCCAATTTCTTCACGTAGCTCTTTACCTAATTTGCCAACAACCTCCCGAGCAACGATCGCGGCAATACGCTCAACTTGCTCTGTTGTAACGCCCGCCATCTCGTTCGACATGTTTTCCTCCATGAAAAGTCAAATCGGGATGGCGGATTTATATCACATTTCACCCTTTTGTTGTAGGTGTGTACTTACCTATCATTCAGCATTGCAACCGATTGATGAGAAAGCACCTACTCCAACCCATCGCCAGTTATAGATGCTACCCGCTTTGTATAAGGTATAGTCGTTCACTTTTTTAACAGCATATATGGGTATGACTGTCTCCTGTCCACCAATGATAGCTTCACCATAACATATAGGTGTCGGCAATTTCTGGCAGCCAGTAAGAGAGAGAACAACAGCTATTGTTAGAAATAATCTTTTCATCATTTACTCATCAGTTATACAGATTTCTATTTATTACCGGTACTCTGCCATTTACGCTAAAACTATGGCCGCCATTAAGTTGGTTTACGAATATCGAGCTAACAGTATTTCCATATGCCGCATATCCATAAACCATTGTCATGGCTCCGCCCGGTACTGGAACAGCGAACACATTCGCATATGTTGGGATTATCGCTGGAGGGTAATCAAAAACATGCCCTCCAGAGCTGTTCCACTCCGTATTATTAAGAAAGGTAAATGAAAGTGGGATATTTGCCGTATTATAGATTTCCTCCCCTTGTGCATTGAAAAAACTCATGCCCCAAGTTTCTTTTTTGGCTATACCTTTCGAAAATACGTATATCGTGGCACTAGAGTCGCTACCCTGACCTCCGAAACTGTAAATCACCTGGTTGTTACGCACTATTCTGTTGGCTATTAATGAAACAGCTTTCGAATAGGCAACAAAAATAATCGGTGAACGATCTGGAGATATTTTGGTGTTAAACTCTGTCCCGCCGGACAAAGAAACAACCTGCTTTCTCTGAAAAACGATAGGAGACAAAGAAGGAGACATCCAGACCTTCCCGTCAGATCGATATATCTTGCTTCCGTACATTATTTTTGAAAAACCAATATGTTTAAATTACCACTAGCTCCAGACCACGAAATGGTATTTCCAGAAACCGTAAGACTTGTGTACTTTCCATTGGTTACGTCCATTATGTAATAGTCGATTCCCAATCCCGCCTCAACCTCATATGTTCTACTTCCTGAACCAGAGGGAGTAAAATAATCGAGGTAATAAACAGGGGCCAACGCATTGACCATCTCCTGTCTTGATGGCGACCAAACCTGTGCACCATAGCTCATAAATATATCCTTATACTTTTAAGCAGGGGCTGGTTTAGCTCCAGCCCCGATTGAAGTTGTTTATTCTTTAGGTGAATTTAACTTCGTTTCAAGCTCCTCAACCCTTTTGGTCAATTGCTGAATATGATGAATGAGTGGTACAACCAAACGCTCATACATCACTCCTTCAGCGACCATACCATTTGAGGAAATATCTTCTGGAGAATCATTATTTGTTGGTTCACGCCAATGGACATATTGCGGGGCAATCTCACCAACCTCTTCAGCAATAAGGCCGTAATACCCCCAATCCTTTCGGTCACCTCGACAAATTGAACGATACCAAACAGGTCTTAATGACAAAAGTTCATCAGCATATCGATCTTGTAATGTTTCAATATCCTTTTTATAGCGCCTTGAAGACGTTGAACGCCAAACTGTATTGATACCTGGGTTTGGATCAATGTACATATTGGCACCGCTAGTAGTTGTGCCAATATCCCATATAGCAAACCCTCCACTACCGCCTGATTTGACAACCAGTGTTTCAGCAACAATATCCAGGTTGCCACTATAGCCTGTCAGTGATGATCTGCTTGCATAGGAACTTAGAAGGTTTGCTACCTCTGTTTTCGTGTAAGCATTAAGGTTAGCCGCAGTCAAAGTTATATCGGCAGAGCCATCAAACGCCACACCAGCAATTTTCCTTGCTGTCTGCAATTTTGTGGCGGTTGCGGCATTACCAGTAGTGTTCTGATTACCAGTTGTATTCACACCAGGGATTGAATCCTTAGCGGTATATACCTGCGCCCACGCTGACCATGCCGCACCTGTGTAATCTCTTCGGGAGCGAATGAAAACCGGCGCATGTGCACCGCTCGTACCACTCCAGCCAATAAGCAACTCGCCCTCACCAGCAGCACTCGCACCTTTCATGTGCAATACGTTGCCATACGTGGTCGGGTAGCTATTGTTGTACGCCTCATACATTTGAATGCCAGCAGTGCCTTGAGTAGAGCCGCTTAACGCCGTAACTCGGCCACGAGATACCAATGTATTAATGTTGATATCGCCTGAGCCATCAAACTTAACACCATTGATGTTTCTCGCTGTTTGCAACTTCGTAGCTGTTGAAGCATTACCGTTCAAACTACCATTTACGCCACCAGTAACATTTAGTCCATTACCAATGGACACAGCACCGCTGGTATTGTTAATTGTAATCGGTCGCAAACCGTTCCATGAACCTAATGTGTCTCCTGATGCTGTTAGCAGGAAATATGTGTTCGCCCCATCATTACGGATAAAGAACCCAAAGTTACCGTAAGCAATGCGGAAACCATTTGCATATTTTGAAACGATCTCACCAGAAGACGTTAACCCTCCAGATAATGTGCCACCTGAAAGCGGTAATGCTCCTACATCAGAAGCTGTTGGTTTGTTTCTGGTGTTATAAGAACGACGCCAGCCTGGCGCATAATCACTTCCATTGTACACATAAATAAATTCCGCATTATTAACACCACCATGACCCGATGTTGTTGTCGTTGTAACACGAATAGTGTAATGGCTTGTTGCCTTATTACTAAACACCTCAATCACGGAACCAGATAGATCGATCCTACCGCAACCAGTGTCGTCTATATAATTATTGTTGGCGTAAGCCCATGAGCACCGTGCAATCCAATATTTGTTTGAAAATGCACCCTGATTATTTAGCCACGTTATAAACTGAGCAGTCGTAAATGCTGTTCCGTTACCACTATTTAACCATCCGGCGGCAGCGGTTGGTGCGTTTATATCAGCCGGCTGAGGCATAAATCCAGTCGTGTAAACCTGCTCCCAACCACTTTCAAAACCATAGCCATCTCTTGAGGAACGGTAGAACAGACCACCATTTTTATAGTGAGCTTTAATTTGAAGCGTACGGCAACTACCTACACCGGTATAAAAGTTGGCAAGAATATAACTAGCGCCTGCTCTAGTTACATTGTAAGCACCAGATTCAGCATTCCACGGCACGCCACCATCAGCATCCGCATATGACCCTGTTGCCCTTCTTGCGAAAGCGGCAACATGCGCAGCGGTTAAAGTGATATCAGTAGAACCATCAAATGGAACACCGGATATTTTTCTTGCAGTCTGAAGTTTTGTAGCAGTTGCAGCATTACCAGTGGTGTTCTGATTACCCGTAGTGTTTACACCTGGAAGGTTAATATTTGCAGAACCGTCGAAAACAACTCCACCGATAGATCTTGCCGTCTGCAATTTCGTGGCTGTACTTGCATTACCATTCAATGAACCAGTTAATCCACCTGTAACAGACAACGGACCTGAAACTGTTCCTCCGGTTGTTGGCAGTGCTCCAATATCTAACGGCGTCGGTTTCTGATGTGTGCTATACATCGTATAAACAACACCATCGGTAACGCTGGAAGGCTTACTCGCTGAATATGTTGGCGAGGTATAAATAGAAACTGTCGCATTTGCAGTACAATCCCAATGGATATTTACACGAGTCGCATAATTGCCAATCTCAACGTAAATATCATATGTATCGCCGGATGTGTTGATCCAGGCGAAATTCGTTAATCCGACAGCTGTACGCTTCCACAAAGCACCTGTAATCCCTTTGGG